TGAAGAAATCGAAGACAGAGTTGTTGACCTAGAAGACGCTCTTGATGACCTAAAAGCTGAATTTGAAAAAATGATGGCTGATAAAGGTGGCGAAGATGACATGGATGACATGGACGATGATGCCGCTGATATGGATATGGGTGATGAAGAGAAGGAAGATGAAGCAGTAATGCCAACTTCCGAACTTGGCGGTGAAGAACTTCCAGTAGAAGACATGGAGCCAGCATTTGAAGGCAAAAAGTCACAAACTGAAGTTATGCGTGAGTATGTTAACAAAGTTGCTACACCAAAAGGTGAAGACAACAAAGCTAAAAGCCCAGTAGCAAGTGCTAATAACATGGGTGGAACAGCTAGTAACATAGCACAAGGCGGCGAAGGCGATACAAAAGGTTCAGGACAAACTCCAAAAGAAGATTCTATGGGGAATGTAAATGTACCTGGTAACGCTAAAGCACCAGCATACAACAAAGCCAATGGCCACGGAGCTGAGAAAAAAGGCTCAGGCGAAACAGGTGCCGATACTAAATCACCTATCGGTAGCTAATTGAGGACTAAAGGTTAGATGTTAACTTTAACTGAAACACTATCATTCGACCAGGCAAAAATGGTCGTGGAGCATGCCGAAAATGAGTCAGGTGGTAAGGACTTGTACTTAAAAGGTATATGCATCCAAGGTGGTGTACGTAATGCTAATCAAAGAGTATATCCTGTTAATGAAATCGGTAGAGCTGTCAACACGCTCAACGATCAGATTAAAGGCGGATATAGTGTACTTGGTGAAGTAGATCATCCAGAAGGACTCAACATTAACCTGGATCGTGTATCACACATGATAACTGAAATGTGGATGGACGGACCAAATGGTTACGGAAAACTTAAAGTCATTCCAACCCCGATGGGACAACTAATTTCAACAATGATTAATAACGGCGTTAAGATTGGTGTTTCATCTAGGGGTTCTGGGAATGTAAAAGAAGACGGAAGCGGAGAAGTCAGCGAGTTTGAAATTATAACTGTTGACTGTGTCGCACAACCAAGTGCTCCGGGAGCTTATCCAACTCCCATTTATGAGCATTTGATGAATACAAAACATGGCTACAAGGCATTCAATTTGGCTCGAGAATTAAAGGGCGATGAAAAGGCACAACAGTATCTAAAGGACTCATTGGTAAACATTATCAGTGGGCTCAGAAATTAGGAGAAACAAAATGTTAGATGCACTGAAAAATCTCTTCGAAAACAACGCAATTTCAGAGGAAATCAGAGCAGAAATCGAAAAGGCTTGGAACGATAAGGTAAATGAAAACCGCTTACAGGCTACAGCAGAACTTCGCGAAGAGTTTGCTCAGAAGTATGAGCATGACAAGCAAACAATGGTGGAAGCTATTGATAAAATGCTTGAAGACAGACTAGGCGCGGAGATTACTGAGTTTGCGGACGATCGTCAAAAACTAGCTGAAGCAAGAGCAAAGTATGCGGTAGCAATGCGTGAAAACGCAGATCTATTAAAGACTTTTGTTATTGATCAACTAGGTAAAGAAGTAGGCGAATTGCACGAAGACCAGAAGGCTATGGCAGGTAAGTTCCAAAAACTTGAGGATTTCGTTGTTGATTCTTTATCAAAAGAAATCGCAGAGTTCTACGAAGACAAAAAAGACTTGGCAGAAACAAAAGTACGTTTAGTACGTGAAGCCAAATCCCATCTAGCTAAAGTTAAAGGCAAATTCATCAAGGATGCGACTACAGTTGTAGCAGAAACAGTTGAAAAAGGTCTCAAAAAAGAGATTGGACAACTTAAAGAAGATATCGATTCAGCTCGTAAAAATGACTTTGGTAGAAAGATTTTCGAATCTTTTGCTAATGAATATGCGAACAGTTATCTAAATGAGAAGTCAGAAACTGCTAAACTATTGAAGGTTGTGGACTTAAAGGACAAGCAATTAGCAGAAGCTAAAGTACAAGCTAGTGAACAAAAAGCACTAGTTGAATCTAAAGAGCAAGAAATTGCTAAAATAGCAGATTCAGCTAAGAGAGCCGAAGTCATTAGCGAACTTACTGCTCCTTTAAATAAGAAGCAAAAAGAAATAATGACAGATTTGCTGGAATCTGTACAAACAAACAAACTAAAGTCACAGTTTGACAAGTACATACCGAGCGTAATAGCAGGTGACACACCAGCGAAGGACACTAAGGCGATGTTGACGGAAGGCACAAAAGTTACAGGCAATAAAGAAAATAATGACATAGATGCAAGCAAATCAAATACAGATAATGTAATTGATATTAGAAGACTTGCAGGATTAAACTAAGGAGAAAAACATGTCAGAACTACTAGAAAGTCGCTG